AGAAGAAGAGCTGGAGGCAAAGGCCACAGAACTCGGCATCCGCTTCGACGGTCGCACAAAGGACAAAAAGCTGGGACAATTGATCCAGGACAGACTGTCCGCGCCAACTGGAGAATGACAATGGGATGGACCAAGCGCCAATTTATCGAGCAAGCCTTCGACGAGATCGGACTGGCCTCCTACGCCTTTGATCTGACACCAGAGCAAATGCAATCCGCCCTTCGGCGCTTGGACACCATGATGGCCGCATGGAACGCCCTCGGCATCCGCCTTGGCTACCCTCTGCCATCCAGCCCCCAGGACAGCGATCTCGACGAGCAGACCAACGTGCCCGACAGTTCCAACGAGGCCATCTACACCAATTTAGCTATCAAGCTCGGGCCGTCCTACGGCAAGCAGGTCATGCCCGACACCAAGGCCACGGCCAAAGAGTCTTACAACACGCTCTTGTCTCGCGCAGCCATGCCCGTGCAGCAACAACTGCCCAGCACCATGCCAGCAGGAGCAGGCAACAAGCCCTGGCGCGTCTACGACAACCCATTCATCCGTCCGCCCGTCGATCCAGTCCTAGCCGGTCAAGATGGCCCCATCGAATTCAACTGAGGAACCAACATGCCAACCATCAACCAACTTTCTGGTGTCAGCCAGGTCTCTGGCGGCGACCTCCTGCCGGTCTACGTCTCCAACAACGGCGATGCTCGCAAGGTCTCGATTTCTCAGCTGCTGCAATACTTCCAGCAGACATTCGCAGCCCCCACCGTGGCCACGAACCTCTACACTCCTGCCACTGGCTTCAACATCACCGTGCCAACACCCACCAGCGAGCAGCAGTGGATGGTCATTCAGCCTGCTGGCACCTTGGCCGCAGGCACAGTCACACTGCCTCTGAACACTGGCGTGCCAGACGGCACACAGGTGCTGGTCACCACCACCCAGATCATCACCAGTTTTACGCTGGCCCTGAACGGCGCAGCAGCAGCCTTCGGCGCACCCACCACCCTGGCCGCCAATGCCTTCTTCACTATGCGCTTCTACCAGGCCACCAACAGCTGGTATCGCGTCGCCTAAGCCATGGCCACCAAAGACACACGCCTTGCACGTGCCGGTGTTGTGGGCTACAACAAGCCCAAGGCCACGCCATCGCACCCCACCAAAAGCCACGTCGTTGTGGCCAAGTCGGGCGACGAGATCAAAACCATCCGGTTCGGTCAGCAAGGCGTCAAAGGCTCACCCAAAAAAGAGGGCGAGTCCAAAGCCAGCCAAGCCCGGCGCGAATCATTCAAAGCTCGGCACGCTGACAACATTGCCAAGGGCAAACTGAGCGCAGCGTATTGGGCCAATAAGGTCAAGTGGTAAGCCATGCAAATCCCAATCCTCAACGGCATCTACGCCGACGCCACCCCAGAGCTGCGCACGGCCTACCCGGTCAACATGGTGCCAGTGCCCAAGCAGTCCGGCATCAGCAACGGCTTCCTGCGCCCTGGTGACGGCATCGTGGCCAATGGCACAGGCCCAGGCACAGACCGTGGCGGCGTAAACTGGAACGGCATCTGCTACCGAGTCATGGGCACCAAGCTCGTGACCGTTGCCAGCAATGGAACCGTGACCGTGCTTGGCCATGTCGGTGGACCAGTCGACAGCCTGGTGACGTTCGACTACAGCTTTGATCTACTGGCCGTGGCCTCCGGTGGCCGACTGTATTTCTGGGATCCGGTTGCAGCAACACTCACGCAGAACACAGACCCAGATCTTGGCGTAGTTCTAGACTTCTGCTGGGTCGATGGTTACTTCATGACCACCGATGGCGAGTTTCTTATTGTCACCGAGCTGACAGACCCCTTGCAGGTCAACCCCCTGAAATACGGAAGCTCCGAGGTGGACCCAGATCCAGTCGTGGCCCTGCTCAAGCTCCGCAACGAGGTCTATGCCCTCAACCGAAACACCATCGAGGTGTTTGACAACGTAGGCGGCGAGCTGTTTCCCTTTGCACGCATCGACGGTGCACAAGTTCAAAAGGGAGTGGTCGGCACCTTTGCCTGCTGCGTCTACTTGGAGCGCATCGCCTTTTTGGGCGGTGGACGCAACGAAGCCCCAGGCATCTACATCGGCGCTGCGGCCACCACCCAGAAGATCAGCACCCAAGAGATCGACGAGCTGCTCCTGAACTACACCGAAACGCAACTGGCACTGGTCAAGCTGGAAGCGCGCAACGACAAGTCGCACCAGCACCTCTACGTGCATCTGCCAGACCGCACCTTGGTCTACGACGCAGCCGCATCCGAGGCACTTGGAGATCAGGTCTGGTTTACCCTAACCACCACCGTAGTCGGCTTCTCGCAGTACCGCGCACGCAATCTGGTCTGGGCTTACGACAAGTGGCTGGTCGGCGATCCACAAAGCAGCGCCATCGGCTACCTGGTGCAAGACACCGGCCACCACTGGGGCCAGCAAGTCCGCTGGGAATTCGGCACCATCATTGCTTACAACGAAGGCAACGGCGCGATCTTCAACCGCCTTGAGCTGGTCAGTTTGACCGGCAGCGTGGCACTTGGCACCAACCCGCAGATCAGCACCAGCTACAGCACAGACGGCCTCGCATGGAGTCAAGACCGCAGCATCAGCGTGGGCACGATCGGCAACACAGCCAAGCGCCTTGCATGGTTTCAGCAGGGCCACATGAGGAACTGGCGAATCCAGCGCTTCCGTGGCGACAGTGATGCGCACGTTTCCTTTATGCGCCTTGAGGCACAAATTGAGGCATTGGCATACTGATGGCTACCGCACCAGTATCCCGCAGGCTCAACCTCACCCGCGACCAGCTCGCGGCCTTCCTGACCGATCAGCAGCAGATTAGGCAGTTTGAGCTGCTGTTTGCTACGGTCGATCAGATCCAGGTCATCGTTGGCACTGATTTTGAGTACCAGGCAGACACAGCAGCGGCCACAGCAAACGAGGCGCTGGCTCAGATCAGCAGACTTGCTCAGTCCTTGGAGTTGTTGGCCACAGCGCCAGTCATCCAGAATAACAACTCGGTGGTGACCGATTACATCGACCTCAGCGAAAGTCCTGCACCAGTCAACAAAACCAGACGCCTGTCCTGGAACACCACAGACCAGACCGTCAACCTCGGCATGGAGTACGGCGTTACACAGCAGATCGGCCAAGAGATCTATGCCCGTGTCGGCAACACCACCGGAGTGACCATCCCCAATGGCACAGTCGTTGGCTTCGCAGGCGCAACAGCAAACGCCCTTCTTGTCGCGCCATATCTCGCAGATGGATCGCAGCCCACTATCTACATCTTAGGCGTGATGACACACGACCTGCCAGACAGCGGCGAGAAGGGTTACTGCACCACATGGGGCTTTGTGCGCGACTTAGACACCAGCGCGTTTGCTGTTGGTGACCTGCTTTACGCCAGCCCTACAGTGGCCGGAGAGCTGACAAACGTCAAGCCCACAGCCCCAGACAATGTGATCCCACTGGCTTCGTGCGTTACCTCAAACGCAACGACTGGCGTCATCTTCGTGCGCCCAACCATCACGCAGATGCAGTATTACGGCGTGTTCACCAAGACCACAGACCAAACACCTGCCGTCATCAACACCGAATACTTGCTGACATTTGACAACACGCAGATCAGCAACGGCGTGACGATCGGTGGAACCACCAGCCAAATCATCGTGCCCGAGTCCGGCCTCTACCAGTTCGACGCCACAGTGCAATTGACCAGCGGCAGCTCATCATCCAAAAACATCTGGGTCTGGTGGAAAAAGAACGGCACGGCCATCGCAAACAGCGCACGCTTGGTCACTTCAGACATCAATAACGGTTACATTCCGATTGCGCTCAACGAGACCGTATCTCTTGCCGCCAACGAATACGTCGAGCTGGCCTTTGCAGCAGACAGCACCAACATCACCGTGGACAGTGTGGCAGCCACAGCATTTGCACCAGCTGCCCCAGCGGTGGTGCTTTCCGTCACCCAAGTTCAACAGTAAGGACAGATCATGACCGTCACAATCAAGGTGCTGATCCCAGCAAAGCAGGCAGAAAATGCCCAAACCACGCAGTACACAGCAGTGAACTGCAAGGCCATCATCGACAAATTCACCGTCACCAACACCACCGCAGGCAACGTCACGATCAGCGTCAACTTGGTGACCAGCGGCGGCAGCCCAGGCGCCTCCAACCTCATCTTGGACACCCGCGCCATTGCTCCTGACGAGACCTACACCTGCCCAGAGCTGGTCGGCCAGGCGCTCGAACCTGGTGGCTTCATCAGCACCATTGCCAGCGCAGCCACCTCGCTGACCATCCGCGCCTCTGGCCGCGAAATCACTTAAAGGAGAAACAGCATGGACAAATTCATGATGATGCCAAAGGGCTTCATGGGCCTGCCAGTCGAAGAGGAATTCATCACCGCAGCCGAAAACAAGAAGAACACCCAGGTCGTGATCGACGACTGGATGCTCGGCCCAGAGAACCCCAGCAACGAACCAACAGCCAACAAGGTGTATTGGGTCGCCCTGGGCAAGGCCATGCAGGTCGATGAGAAAGAAGCACGTCGTCGTCGGTGCAGCAACTGCGAGTATTTTGAGGCGACGCCATTGATGCAAGCAAAAATGGAAAGAATTCCACGCAATCAATGGGACGAAAACGCAGGCTATCGCGGGTACTGCCACAAGTTCGACTTTATTTGTCATGACATGAGGTCATGCCAAGCCTGGGAAGGCCGCGAGTACGAGAACGATTAAATGGTGCAACCATGATGCAAGCGTCGTTTTGCCTGCACGTAGGCCTCATGAGCAGCCTCTGGCGTCTCAAAGATGCCAAGATATGTGCGCTTGCCTTCGCTGACGATACGAGCAACAAACTTATGTCGATGCCTTATCACCCCAAGCAAACCAGTTGTGCTGGTGCTCTTGGCCATGTGCTTGTTCTCGGTGTTCATTCGCCTGCTTACCTGCCGCAAGTTAGAAAATGCATTGTTGGCCTTGTTGCCGTCAATGTGGTCAATCTCTTGCGTTGGCCATTCGCCAGTCACGTACAGCCATGCAAACTGGTGTGCCATCGCACGAAAGCCGTCAAACATGACGTAGACGTAGCCATCGCTGCGAAGCGACCCGGCAGGCATACCAGCTTTTTTCCGTCCTTTGGACTGCAAGTGAGTAAATTGCCCGGTTTCTGGGCAGTAATGCGCAAGCTCGCGCAGGCGTGTGTGTGTAATCATGTCGCACCTCATCGGAGTGGAAGTCATCGAAAGATGCAGCAAGCGGTGATGAATCGCCTGTCCCCCGTCGGGTAAGCTGCCAGAGCATTTTACGATAGGAGCTTGCAAAAGCAAGCATTTGTGAGAAAATCAAGCCGCTGAGTCAACAAAGCCGCCAGCAGCTTGCCCTAAACAGGAGTTGCACATGACTGGTATTGATTGGCTCAAAGAAAACCTGCAAAGGGTTTTCATGCTGCCTGCGCCAGTCGTTGAATGGCTTGTCATGGTCTACGATGCCATTCAGGTGTTTGACGATGTTGCCGACGGCGACACAGTTGAGCGCAAAGACCTGAATGCCGCCATCTGGAACACGCTGGTGGGCATCCACCAGAATCTGTTTTTTATTGCCAACAGCCACCACCTGGTGCCATTACTGGCCACCGCGATCATGAAGTGGCAGGCATCCGACACAGCAGAACGCGCAGGCCAAGCCGACGCCAGATCATTCGTCTGGCGTGCAGGCTTCTACGACCTGATCTTGATGGCCGTCTCACTCACACATGGCCCAGGCTTTGCCACCAAAAATGCGCACCTGGTCATGGACCTGTACGGCGAAAAATTTGAAGACTACATGAAGGAGTTCGGCGATGCCTGATCCAGTAACGGCCCTAGTTGTGGGCGGAACACAAGTCGTCGGCGGCATGATGCAAGCCGACGCAGCAGAAGACGCAGCCAACATTCAAGCTGGAGCAGCAGACAAAGGCGTAGCAGAACAGCGTCGCCAATTTGACGCACTGCAAGCCCTGCTCAAGCCCTACACAGAGGCAGGCGTCCCAGCCTTAGAGCAACAGCAAGCCTTCTTGGGTCTCCGTGGCCCAGAGGCAGAGCAGGCCGCCATTGATCGCATCAGCAGTGGTGCTAGGTTTCAAGAGGCCATGCGCCAGGGAGAAAACGCACTTTTGCAAAACGCATCAGCCACTGGAGGCTTGCGTGGCGGCAACATTCAGGGCGCACTGGCACAGTTTCGCCCTGCACTCCTAAATCAAGCCCTCGAGCAGCAATACAGCCGACTCGGTGGCATGACCACCTTGGGCCAACGCTCCGCTGCCGGTGTCGGCGCTGCTGGCATGGAAACAGGCACAAACGTGGCCAACTTGCTGTCTCAGCAAGGCGCAGCCCTCGCAGGCGGCGAACTCGGCCAGGCCAAAGCCTACGGCCAGATCTTGAACATGCCAGCGCAGTTCCTCGGAATGCAGTATGGCGCAGGCGGTAAGGCTGGCATGGGCTTCGGCAATATGTTCAGCGATCGTCGCCTCAAGAAAAACATCAAGCAGATCAGCACACGACCAGATGGCTTGAACGTCTACGAATTCGATTATGTCTGGGGCGGTGGTCGTCAAATTGGCCTCATGGCTCAAGAAGTCCAGACCATTTACCCTGGTGCTGTTTCCGAGTCCGGCGGCTACTTGATGGTCGATTACAGCAAGGTCTAAAAATATGGCACAGATCAATCCATTCCAAGGCCCAATCAACTACGCAGTCGAAGTGCAAAGCCCATTTGAGGCAGCAATCGGCGGCTTCAAAATTGGCCAGGCAGGAGCAGAGATGCAGGCGCAGGCCCAGGCACGCGAGCAAAAGCAAAAATTCCAAACAGGCTTGAGCGATTTTTTCAAGAAAACAGATCGTACTTACGAAGACCTAGAAAAGCTTTTGCCATTTGCTGACAAGCAACAGTTCGACGCTTTGACCAAAGTCGGCGAAGGTATGGAGGCACGCAAGCTAGACACAGCAAAGCGCTTTACTGCTCAAGCGCTTTTGGCATTAGAGGCGGATGTTCCAGTCGCCAAGGCAATGATTCAGGAAAAAGCCGAAGCCGAAAAAGACCCAAACCAAAAACGTGCGTTTGAGGCCATCCTCAAGACCATTGATGTCAATCCAAAAAAAGCAGCAGAGATGCTGGAATTCACCAGCGGAGTGGCTTTTGGAAAAAACTGGTACGACGGAGTGACTGCTGTAAGGGAAGAACGCAGAAAAGCAGAGATGGCACCAGCTAAATTACGTCAAGAACTTTCAGCAGCCGACAAAGCTGAAGCTGAAGCAAAAACTGCATTGGCTACAGCCACCAATGCCAAGGATGTATCGGATGCTGAATTAAAGTTGAAAAAGGCGCAGGCAGACAAAGCCGCTGTTGAATCCAGGTTTGCGGAGCAGGTCACATTAGCAGATTTAGAGCAAAAAGCAGCCGCCCTTGGTTTGACAAATGCTCAGAAAAACCAGGCTTTGGCCACCACGCGCAAACTTGGAACAGAGACCCAAAAGATTGCACTCGAACTGGAAGGCCTAAAAGCTACTGGCGGTCTCGACCCAGTAAAGTCGTTTGAGCAAGAAGAAAAACTGCGCAAGGAATATCAGACCCGCACCAAGGTGTATGGCGAATTGGGCACCACATACAACAACATCAAGTCTTCGTCAGAGGCCAAGAACGGCCCTGGCGACATTGCCTTGATTACTGGATTCATGAAAATGCTTGATCCAGGCTCAGTCGTGCGCGAGACAGAATTTGCCACTGCACGCGACACAGCTGGACTTTACGAGAGACTGCTCAACACATCACAAAAACTGCAAAGCGGTCAGCTTTTTTCACTTGATTCAAAACAGCGTCAAGAGTATGTCAATCTGGCCAAGCAATATCTTGATTCAGCCCAGAAAAAAGCAGGCGAAGACAAGAAGGCGCTTGGCGTTGTGGTCAAAAACTACAGACTGAATCCAGAAAACGTCTTTGGTCCTGAAGATGTAGGCGGTGGCGCTGGTCGTGGATCTGTGAATCCTCCAGCCCCTCAGCAACGCAACGTAACGGTGAACTACTGATATGGCCTACTCCATCACGACCAAAGATGGCATCACCATCAACAACATTCCTGATGACGTTTCACCTGATTCGCCTGAGCTAAAAGCTCGGGTGGCCTCTATTCGTGCTGGTGGTGGTGCAGCTGCACTGGAACCACCAGCACAACCAACACCACAAACTGAACAGCCAACAGGATTTTTGGCGAACTTGGCCGAGTCGGTTACTGGTCGCGCACGTGCAACGCCTGAGACTCAAACACTGCCAGAGTGGACCATGATGCCAGAGCTGAACTCAATGAGCGTGGCATCGTTCAAGACAGCGCTTGGCACTTTGATGAGCAACCCCAAGGAAACGGTGCAGATTCTGCAAGCCAATTTTCCTGGTGTGCAAGTTCGTCAAGATGCCAAGGGCAATTACTTGATGCGTTCATCTGTCGATCAAAAAGAATACGCAATCCCACCAGGCTTCACGATGGGTGACATTCCACGGGCAATTGGTGGCATCGCAGCCTTCTTACCAGCAGGCCGAGCCGCAACTATCCCTGGTGCAATTTTGGGCGCTGGCGCAACTCAAACAGCCATTGAGTTATCCCAAGCCGGTACAGGTGGAACTGCAAGCCCAACAGAGATTGGATTGGCAGCAGCCACAGGCCCAGCAGGTCAAATTTTGCAGCGCGTGGCACCTCCAGTTGTCCAAGCAGTCAAACAGGGTGCGCGGCGCGTCACAGGCCGTGCACCAGCACCTGCGCCAGCAGCAGGAGCGCCAGGAGCTTCAATGGGCACAGCAATGGCCCCAGAAGCCCCACCAGCAGCACCAGTGGCCACAGCCATGCCAGAGGCCGCACCAGTCGCACCAGCAGCAACCGCAGCGTCACCCGTTGCGGCAGATGTTGCAGAAGCTGGCGTTACTGATGTTTTGAACTTGGCACGCAAGGCATCAAGTTTTGGCCCAGGTTCAACTTCGGCGAAAGCCAAACTGGTTGATCTTGCCCAAGTTAACCCAGAAGCCCGTGCAGCCGCCGAGCGCCTTGGCATGGATTTGCCATTTGATGTGTTCAGCGACAACCCACAGGTGCGCAGCGCCGTGGGCCTGACCCGCGCACTGGTTGCAGGCGAAGCTGAGGCAGCATGGGAAGGAACCGTGCGCAATGCCATTCAGCGGGCCGACGATGTATCCCAACAGTTCGATGCTGCTTTTATCGAAGGCAGGCCAGCCACAGGGCTTACATCACAGAAAATTGTGGATACGCTGCAACAAACCAGGGAAACGCTGAAGTCTGACGCCAAAAGCATTTATGACCGAATTGATGAGGTTGTTCCAAAGAACGCACCAGTTGACCTGAACAATGTAAAAGCCTACCTTGATGGCCTGCGCACAAATCTTGGCCCAGCAGGCCGTATGACTCAGCAAGAATCCAACCTGGCAAAGATGCTCGAAAACGGAGAGCTGACCTATTTTGGTTTTATGCGCGAAAAAGCAGCAGTTGGCCAAGCTCTTGAAGGCGGTAAATCTCCATATGAGAATATGACCAAAGGCTCTTTAAAAAGCCTATACGGAGCATTGGCAAAAGATCAACTTGACAACGTAGCCTCTTTGGCTGGCGAAGAAGCTCGACGTGAGTTGCGTGCGGCCAACTTGCTTACAGCCAAGCAGAAGGCGCTGGAAAAACGCATCGTCGGGGCATTCGGCCAGGAGATTGATGGCAGCGTAGCCCAACGTATGCAGACAGCTATCAGCACAGCTGCCAAAGGTGATGCTGCCGTTTTTAATCGTCTGATGAAGGTAGTGCCAGCAGAGCTGCAAAAGGAGACGCTAGCCACCGCGCTTGCATCTGTGACCGCTGGAAAAGCCGCTGGCCGTGCTACCGGCGCTGCCGAGACCGTGTTCAGCCCTGCTGAGTTCACCAAGGTCTATCGCGGTCTTCGCGCCAATCCTCCAGTCTACTCCCAGATGGTCAAAATCATGGGTCCAGAGTGGGATCGCGCATCGCGTGACCTTTACGAGATTTCTAGGCGCATTGCTGACGCTCAAGCTCGCATCCCGACAACCGGCAAGGCCAACCAAATTCTTGGTGAGGCTGCAATTGATGGATTGTTTGGGCGAATTATGTCCAGCAGCATGGCGCAGCGTGCCGTCACCGGCGTAACCAGCATGGTGCCTGGCGGGGGATTGGTAGCGCCAGATATTGTGCAATGGATGTCGGCAACCAAAGGAGCTGGAGTGCAAAAAGCGGCAAAACTTTTTGCCTCGCCAGAGTTCCAAGAATTGGCCGTTCAAGCTGCCTCCAAAGGCGGCCAACCAAGCCAATCTGCCATTCGCAGTGCTGCCATGAGCAAGTCTTTTGGGGATTTCGCAAAAGAGGCAAACCTGCCACAATCTCTTGATGCAAGAATTCAATTTTTGCAAAGCGCACTTCAAACAGGGCGACAATCCATCACCCAGGAGAACCAGTAAATGTCCACGATTGAAGTCAAGCCACCGTGCTCAATCATTGAGTTTCTGATCTAAGGAGAAAAAATGCTTTCTCCTTCGTATTCAATCACTGCCACCGAGCGCGTACTCCCAAGGCTTACGCTTGATTTCACGACAGCAACTCTTGACTCGCGGGTGACGTTTACTCGTTCTGGTAATACGGCGACTGTCATCAATTCGTCTGGTGTAATTGCCCTTGTCAACGCTGATGTTCCACGCTTTGACTACAACCCCACAACACTTGCTTGCCGTGGGTTGTTGATTGAAGAATCTCGCACCAATGTGCTGCTGAACAGCCTTATAGACGGAACCAGCCTTGCAACACAATCGGTAACTGTTACCGCAGCAGCAAGAACCCTGTCGTTTTACGGAAATGGTGAAATCGTTCTGTCTGGTGCTGCTTCTGCGACTGTCACGGGCACTGGCTCATACCCAACGCGCACGACGCTGACGTTTACTCCGTCTGCTGGTTCTTTGACTTTGACGGTGACAGGAACTGTTCAATTTGCCCAGCTTGAGCTTGGTTCATTTGCAACATCATTTATTCCGACAGCTGGCGCGGCGGTCACCCGCAATGCCGATGCCGCCAACATGACGGGAACAAACTTTAGCAGTTGGTACAACGCAACTGAAGGAGCATTTGCAGCATGGTTTACCCCTGACTCAACTGTTGCGACAAATACTCGCGTGTTCAATGTGAGCCAAGCCGGGGCCAATAACACTGTCGGTCGCGTGTCAGACGTGTACTCTAACGGCACTACTTGGCTTTCTTTTAATGGGTCAACTAACGTGACGTGCGGCGCTGCTGCTGTCACGTCCGCACAACAAAAACTCACATCTGCTTATAAAGCTGGCTCTTATGCCGCCAACCTGAATGGTGGTACAGGCGGCACTGCATCAAGCGCAACGCTTAACACCCCAGATCGCATTACGCTTGGAGCAACTAGCAGTACCACTGGGTTTTTAAATGGACGTATTCAAAAACTCTTGTACTGGCCGCAGCGTCTGACCAATGCTGAAGTCCAAGCATTTTCAAAATAAGGAAAAGTCATGGAGTTTTCAACGCATTACCACCCGTGCAGCCTTAAGCGACAATCCACCATCTAGGAGAACCAGTAAATGTCCGCACTTTCGATCCAAGTCCCCTTCCCGGTCTTTCAAGGCCGCGACGGGCAGCCACTGGAGAACGGTTACGTCTGGATTGGCGAACCGAATCTAAACCCGCAGACCAACCCGGTCGTGGCCTATTTCGACTCAGCCCTCACCATTCCAGCAGCACAGCCACTGCGCACGCTCAACGGCTACATTTCACGCGCAGGCACACCAGCCCAGATCTACGTCGATGGCGTGAACTTCAGCATCCTGGTTCAGGACAGCAAAGGCTCGATGGTCTACAACTTCCCAGACGGCACTGGCATCAGCCCAGACGCCTGCGGTGTGACATACGACCCACCATTCACCGACGCAGTGCCATACCCAGTTTGCGAAAAACTGGCCCAGACCGTCAGCGTCAAAGACTTCGGTGCTGTTGGCGATGGGGTGACGGACGATACGTCAGCTATCCAAGATGCTGAAGATTACGCCACGTCTTTGGGTGTTCCTGTTGAGTTGTACTTTCCCGCAGGCATTTATGCCATCACTGCCAGCATCCAGAAAAAATCCAATGTTGATTGGATCGGCGTTGGTCAAATTGAGCGGTTGAACTATGCAACGGCGACTGGAGCAGCTTTCAGTCTTGTTGTGGCAAACGGCGTAAACGATTGGACAATCCAAGGGTTAAATTTTAAAAACGTCACACGCACCAGAGAACTGGCTGTACCGTTGACTTCCAGCGTTGCTGTTGGAGCAAGCAACACTTGTTTGGATGTGTTCAATTGCTCTCGTTGGGCAATTCGCGAATGCACAATTCGCCAATTCACATTTGGAATTTTGTACCGAGAGTGTCAAGACTTCCAAATTACGAACAACTGGCTAT